GTCATATTGGTAATACAATAAAGGATTGTTAAAGATTGATGGCAGAATACTGGATCGAGCCAGTAAGTTTGTTCGTATAGAAGAAGTACCGTTTTGGTCGGTATAAACTAATTTTGGTAAAGAATCAAAGTATTGCATTAGTAACCTGCCTGTACTTTATCAGAATCAATAAGTTTAATTTCTTTGAACTGTATTGTCATTGTTGTCTGAACTGGTGCACCATCTGAATGTGCCGCAAAACCATTAGGTGTATAATTGACATCAATATCTGTGATAACACTTTCTTCAACCTTACTGATTTTAGTATTCTCAGCACCATTGAATAAAAATTTTAAGTTGAATGTTGATGGAGGTATGAACAACATACCACCCGCACCAGCAACTGTCCTAGGTCTGGAATATGTTTTAAAAGATTGAATGATTTTTCTTACAGTCTCGGCTTCTTGTTGTGAATATGGTGTAAATGTAAATGTTAGACTGTATGTTCTCAAATCTAGACCATCAAACAATAACTGTTGATTTGGATTAATAGCCAAACCTTGTGATTTTATCAACAATTTAGTTGCATCAGATTCTAAAGCACCAGTAATTAACTTACCAGCTTTAGTATCCATACCTGGTAATTTCTCTAATGTATTCTTAGCAACATCTGTTAAGTTAACTTCACCATATTTTGCCGTGTAAGAAAAATTAAGATTGTCTGGCATATACAATGAAATAATAGCCTTTGTTTTCTTCTTGCTTGGTTCCAAATTCAAATTGAATTTTGTATTACCGTCACCTACTTTGCCTGTACCTAAATATTTTGAAACACTACTAGGCAAAGCGGCAGCAAGTGAATCTTTTGCACTGGTTACTGCATTACCAATTGCATTTCCAACACCAGTTACAGCTGTTGTTAATGAGTATTCTTTTCCTTCTTGATAACCAATGGGTGTGATTTCGTTGACCAAAAATTGAACAACATGGCCTCTTGTTGCAGATTCCAAGTCTCTTGGATACTTTAAGATATCTACGTTGTTCTTGTTGGAATATAATGATGCCAAAGGACCTTTTAATAAGTTCCCAGGTATTGAAACTCCACCAATTGAATTAGGTATGGAAATAATTGCCATTATTGACTTTATAAAAATTGATATACAAGTTATTTATGTAGTATACCGACAAAGCCATTTTTTATGGTGATTTCTTCTACCTTTTGCTACAGCAACCATACTCGGTTGATCCAGATTGTTGATTCTACAAAACTTATTCAAATTGAAAATTTTGAATTCATTTCCTTCTGGATCGTTAATAATATACGGTTTTGACGGACCTATAAGTGTTTGTTTTTGTTTTGTTGTGAATCTGTAACCATAAGAACCTTCACCACCATCTGTTCTATTATATAATATTCCAGTATTTTGGTCTTTTCGACCATACCATCTAATCATTTTTCTCTCGATTGCAAATGCTCCAACTTCACTTAAATTTTTTTCTATTATCACAATTCTAGATTTATCTTTTGGAATATTAAAATGGTGTTTACCCCAAGCTCGGTTACCTGTTCCTTTACCAATATAATATGGTCTACCATCTTTTCTTAAATATGCGTAGACATAGAAAGTATATATACTTTGCATAGCTGACATTCCTTTTCAATGTTAGAGTAGGTGCAGACGGCAATCTGGCGACCTACACCTATTTATGAAAATTATGGCATATTCAGGACGATTTACACCTACCAATCCTCAGAAGTACATTGGGGACTATCGAAATATCACTTATCGCTCATCTTGGGAGTGTAGGGTGATGACTTGGCTCGACAAAAACGATGATGTTATCTCATGGGCATCCGAAGAATTAGTTGTTCCATATCTTTCACCAGTAGATAATCGTTGGCACCGATACTTTCCAGATTTTCTTGTTAAAGTCAGAACCAGAGACGGTAAAACTAAAACAATGATGATTGAAGTGAAACCAAAGTATCAGACACAACCACCCAAACCACAAAAAAGAACTACTAAAAAGTACATCAATGAGGTGGCCACATGGGGTGTCAATGAAGCCAAATGGAAAGCAGCTCAAGAGTATTGTGCTGACCGTGGATGGCAATTCAGCGTAGTTACTGAAGACCATCTTGGCCTCTAACTAAATACTCTGATGGAATCAATACTTACCAAACTAACTGAAGAACACTCGGCTGCAGATTTACAGAGATTATCTCGTGAGTCTATGGCATGGTATACGAAGAAAATTTCACAGCTGCGAAATCCAATTGCTTTGGCAAAAGGTATTAGCATGGAAAAAAGTAGGTACACCAGAACCTTTATGAAAGGTAAGTTGTATTACTTTGTATACGATCCAAAGTTGAAACATGAGTTGCCATATTATGATAAGTTTCCTTTGACTTTGGTATTGGAAAAGTACAATGATGGTTTCCTTGGTTTAAATATGCATTACTTGCCAGTCAAGTATAGGATTATTTTCCTTAGGAAATTGATGCAGTTTGCTCTCCTGGATAAAGAGGATGATATTAAACGACTACGAGTCACATATGATATCCTAAATGCATCCAAGAGATTCCGAGAGTTCAAGCCATGCATAAAGCGTTACTTGTTCCCTCACATTAGGTCTAGAATTCTGGCAGTACAACCAAATGAGTGGGAAACCTCCATGTACTTACCAGTTCATCAGTTTAAAGGTGAAAAAGCACCAGTAATATGGAAAGAATCCATGCAGGAAATTAGGGAATCATAAAAATGGCAGGTTCAATATCAGAATTTAAAAGTACGTTCTCAAAGGACTTGGCTAGACCAAGTCGTTTTGATGTGAACATACCAGTTCCTTTAACATTGATACCTTATGTGTTGTCAGCCAGAACTTTGACATATCGTTGTGAAAATGCACAATTACCAGGTAGAACATTTGAAACTGTTACACAAAAGATTGGTTCTAACCCTGTTGAGAAGTTTCCATCATTGACAACATTCAATGACATTGATTTGACTTTTATTGTTGATGATGACATGAGCCAAAAGATATTCTTTGATGCTTGGTTGAATTTCATCAATCCACAATATAATTACAATTTTAGATACAAAGGTGATTATGCAACAGGAATCACCATCAATCAGTACGATGTAACCAACACTTTGAGTTACTCGGTTACACTTATTGATGCCTATCCTATTTCAATGAACCAATTAGACTTGGATTGGTCTTCTGATGGCACCCATAAATTGAGTGTCAATTTTGCTTATACTGAATGGAAAAACAATTCACTACAGGCTCTTGGTATGGAAACAATCGATGCCGGATTGGCCAATGTATCGTCTGCTGTTGGCGGTCTTGGCGGCAATGCTGCTGGTGCAATCAGTTCAGCCATCAATTCATTACCAAATGCTGTACAGAATATCAATTTCAATAATCTATTTTAATTTTTTGTGATAACTATGGAGAAATAAATGTTACCTAAACTTGATGTGCCTTCTTATGAGATAGATTTACCTCTATCAAAAAAGAAAATTAAATACAGACCATTTTTGGTCAAAGAACAAAAAAATCTTTTGATGGCTATGGAATCCAAAGAATCTGATACGATTCACCATGCTATCAAAGACATTCTTAACAATTGTACTTTGACTGAAGGTATTGACTTAGATAAACTACCAATCATTGATATTGAATACTACTTCATCAATCTAAGAGCCAAATCTGTTGGTGAGATTGTTGAATCTAGATATCGTTGCAACAATGAAGTTGACGATAAAGTATGTGGTAATATCATGGAGAAAGATATCAACCTATTGGACATTAAGGTTCAAGAGGTGAAGAACAGCGCCGATATTCAATTAGATGATAAGATTACTATTCGCATGAAGTATCCTGAGTTTGGTATTGTCAAAGACTCTTTAAGGTATGACAATCTAAATGACATTACATTCAATATGTTGTCACAGAGTATCGAATACATCTATGATGGTGAACAATTCTATTATGCAAACGAAGCACAACCCGGTGAGATGTTGGCTTTTGTTGAAGGCATGAATCAGAAGCAGTTTGCTAAAGTAGAAGAATTCTTCAACAATCTACCACAATTGAAAGAAACAATTGAAATGGATTGCAGTAAATGTGGTTACCACCATACTATTGATGTGGAAGGCCTAGAAAATTTTTTCGGTTAACATTTCGTCATGACAACTTGCAAAATTATTATAAGACTAACTTTTCTTTGATTCAACACCATAAGTATAGTCTAACTGAACTTGAAAATATGTTACCATGGGAGCGTGATATTTACATTACTATGCTCATACAGTATATTGAGGAGGAAAACCAGCGAATTAAAGAAAGAATGAGAAAGTAAATGCCAGAAATTTCTGATAAAACAAAAGCCAAAGTTGCTAGTATGACGGATTCTAAAAAGATTCCTAAGCAACTTGGTGCTGACTCATTCAAAGAAGAACATGCTAAGGTTCTTGGTCAAATCTACGACCTCATGGTCAAGATGCGTGAAGATGAACTAAAGGCAAGAGAAGAAGCAAAAAATCAACAACAGTCTTTAGAAAAAGAAGAAGACGATAGGCAAGAAAAACTAAAAGAAGCCTTACGTGGCAAAAAGCCAGAAGCCAAAAAAGAGAAAAAAGAAAAAAAGAAAAAGAAGGCATCATCTGGCAATCTAGGTGAAGTGATTGCTGGCGGTGCCGTATTAGCTGGTGCCGAAAAGAAACAAGAAGAAGAAGAAAAAAAGGTTACTGAGGAGAAAAAGGAGTATCAGGCTAAAGTTGAGCCTGCACCAAAGCCTGCTGCTCCAGCAGAAGAAGTAAAACCACCTCCTGTAGCTACACCACCAGAAGTACCAAAAGCAGAAGCACCAAAAGTTGAAGTTAAAAAAGAACCTGAAAAACCAGTTCAGATTCCTAAAGTTGAACCTGCTAAAAAAGAAGCACCAACAGAAGCACCTAAGGCAGAAAAGAAAAAAGAAGAACCTGCACAAGTCAAAGGTGTTCCGGGTCTTATCGCTAGAGACTTAGCTGAAGCTGGCGTGTCACAAAAAGGACAAGCCAATGTCTTGGCTCAAGTTGAAGCCGAATCTGGATTCAAACCAAAGAATGAGAATCTTAATTACAAGAGTGCTCAACGAATACAAGATGTGTTTGGTAAAAATAGAATTCCTACATTAGAATTTGCTGAAAAATTAGTAAACAATCCAGAAGGTCTTGCTGATGTTGTGTATGCCAAGACTGATGGTAATTCACAACCTGGTGATGGTTCTAAGTATAGAGGTCGTGGTTTTTTACAACACACTGGTAAAAATCAATATGTTGCTATTAAGAAATATACTGGCGTTGATGTAGTAAGTGATCCTGATAAACTAAATGATCCTGTTGTTGCCGCTAAAGCAGTACCATGGTTCTTCTTGGACTATAAAAGAAAAAAACCACAACAACTAGACAATCTTTCTGAAGTTAACAAGGCGGTTGGCTTTGCTGGTGGTGATAAAGAGGCACAACATCGTGCTTCTCTAGTTGCAAAATATGACAACATTGAACCAGCTCCAGCAACACCCGTTTCTACGCCAACATCGGCACCTGTTGCGGCTGCTTCTAAAGACAACCAAAATTTAAAAGAATCATTAAATAAAGATAAATCTTCTATTACTGTAAATAATAATACTACAACAGCAACCAGTGAAACTAAAGTGGCAGCAAAATCTGATACTGTTGATGATAGACCAATATATCTAAGAAAGAGTGTGGCTTAAATGGAAAGACCAGTCGGCATTATTAGAGAAGCTTCAGACGGTAACCAATATCAATGGTTAGGCGCCCAATGGGCAAAATATAACACCAAGACACAAAAAGCTTCACTGGTAGCAAGTAAAGATATTGCTAAAGAATTGAACGATATGGACAAACAAAAACCTGTTGTTCCTACACAAGAAGCAGCCAATGATCCTAAAATATCTGAAGAAACAGTAGAAACTGTTCAAAAATTAAAGAGAAACTTTAGTGATAAGAACATGGCCAGAATGGCTACTAAAGAGATGAAACAGACACCCGAAATCGTTAAAAAGATTATGGGTGATGAATACAAAGATCCAATGGCCAAAGAGGTTAAAGGCAAAGCCACAAAAATTGATAAGTTATCAACTGATGATGCCGTATTGGATATTCTCAGCAAAATATTGAAACATATGCAAAAAGTATATGATGAAGATAAATTGAGAAAAGAAGAAGATGCCAACTTTGCTGAAGGTAATGCTGATAAGAAAGCCAGAAAAGATGCTGAAATGTTGAAGGCATTAGAGGCACAAAAAGGTGCCAAAGGTAACCAAGACGATAAGTCTGCTGAAAAATTAGAAAAAGAAACAGATAAAGGACCATTCACAATCATTGAAGAAATTCTAAATGCTTTTGGTGGTGCCAAAAAGGCAATTAGTTTGTTGACAAATATCGGTAAATTCTTCTTAACAAATCCTATTGGTTTAGGACTAATTGCTGGCGGTTCTTTGTTGGCATTATTGGCTACAGATAAACATGCTGATGAAACATCTAAGGGTATTGTTAATGCAGGTTCTGCTGACGGTGGCACTGCTGAATCTATTATTGCAACAGCAGAACAAACCACAGCCATTGAGCGTAAAAAACAAAATATATTGGCAGATAGACCATCCGATAAAAAGTCTATGTTATTCTGGAAAGACGGAGATTTACAAACTGCTTATCTAAAAGAAATTGGATGGGACGATAAGACAGGCACCACCAAAGTTGAGAGAGATGGTGGTATGATAGGCATTGACGATTCGGGCAAACCTATTATGAAAGTTAAAGGTGCTTCTGCTGAAGAGGCAGCCAAATCTCGTTCCGATTTCGCTAAAAAAGACCCAAGATTAATTGGAGGTGGCGGTGGTGATTCTTCTTCTACACCATCAACACCATCAGCAACACCAGTATCAGGTTCTTCTGGTGCATCTGGAGAAGATGGCGCCTCAGGTTTATCATCTTCCGGTTCAAATGGAGCTGCTGGTTCTTCAGGGTTAGGTTCTCCAGGTTCATCTGGTTCAAATGGAGCTGCTGGTGCTTCAGCTGCAAACGGTGCTTCTGCTACGCCAGCGGCAATGCCAAGTGCAACACCTTCAGCATCACAAACATCTAGTCCCGCAGCTGTACCTGCACCTGTTGATAACATAGGACAAAAATTAACTGAAGCAACAGGCAGTAACTTGGATATGAAGTTATTGGAAAGTACGGCAGCTGCTGTTAGTTCTACCGTGAATAATTCTGTAAGTAAGGTTGCAAATAAACAATCATCAGGTAAATCTCCAATGCCTGCTGTGAGAAATCAGGAAGAAACATTTCAACGAATGATTTTCCACAATACACGAGTTGTATAATAAAAAACCCCGCACTAGGCGGGGTGTAAAGGTCAAAACATCATAACAAATTCAGGAGATTTATTCCTCTGCTAACTTAGCAAAGTAGGCTAAATCGTCATCATCTTCAGAAATCAATTCTTCATCAACAACTTTCTTAGGTTGTGCCTTAGCTTGTTCAACTGTTGTTTTGGCAACAGGTGCTTCACCAAGTACTTTATCTAAGCGTGCTTTCAAATCATCATAAGACTTAAACTCTTTGGGGTCTAACAAAGGTTTAAGTGGGTGTTCAGACTTCCAAATCTTTTCCAATTCAGTATCATCATCAAGCAAAGGCGCTGGTGATGCAAATTCTGAACTGTCATAGTTTTGATAGCCAGCAACTTTACGAATACGAAGCTTGAAGTCTGCACCTTTCCACAAATCAAATGGATTGATTGGTGTTTCATCCTCAAATGCGGGGTTCATTGCTTCGGTAATCTTATCAAAGATTTTCTTACCAAACTTGAACAAAAAGACTTTGCCTTCATTCTCTGGATGTTTAGGATCAGATACAATATACACATTGGCTGTGTAACTTAGTTTACGTTTCTGTGCTCGAGCCACATTCTTATTGGCTTCGATGCCTGTGGTCCACAATTTGTTGTTGTGTTCACAAACAGGACATTGTTGATTATTGGTTGTCAAACAATTATCAATGAGCCAACCGCCAGCTGATTGAAACCCGTGTGAAAAAATCTTAACCCAAGGTAAAGCATCTTCACCATCAGCAGGAGATGCTGGGAGAAAACGAATCACAGCAGAGCCGTTGCCGACTTTATCTACTTCTGGTTTCCAGTAATTTTCTTTGTTGTTGGAGGCCTCTGGTGAAGCGTTGAGTGCTTCGATGGCTTTAGTGAGTTTGGTCAGATTGCCTGAGCCAGTTTTCAATTTGGAGAAATCCATAATGTTACCTTTCTAGTATAAACGGAGTATGAACGGAATATTGTCACGAAATATCATTATATGATATATTTAGGCGCCTGTCAAGCATTTAGACTGGCAATTTTGAAGTTTTCTTTAAGAGGTTAACGCTCTCAGCTTCTTCACGGATTTTAGCCTTTAGAACCGAGGTTAACAGAGTTGAAGCAACTTCAACCTCCATACCGGTAGATTCACAATGGTATAGGATTGAGTCCATGTAATTAAGGTTCATCTCATAAGAGACATTCTCAATCAATAGACTGAATTCGGTTATTTCGGTTTTAGTAGGCATATTCATTCATGTAGTATAATATAAAAGTTATCAAAAGTCAAGTCAATTTTTGGTATAAAATATATGATTACCAATCTGTGTTACTTTTCTCATGTGCCAATCCGGTGAAACCGAGGTGGCATGGAAGTACATGGCTTTAGTCTTAGCTAAGAGTTCATGTATATTAGTTTGAGTCATTGATTTCTTGGCGACCATCAATGATTCTTCCCAAACATATTGATTCAATTGACCCGTAGGATGTTCCCCCACCCATGAGAATTGATATGTGTTATTCACTTTTTGATATACAACTTCACATACAGTACTAGGAAACAAATGAGAATTAACTCTGTTGTTGACTACCTGTGCTACGGCTAGTTTACCTTCATAGGGTTCTTTGCCAGCTTCATAATAAATGTTTTTGGCCATGCACAATAATTGTTTATTGAATTCTTGACCTATTTCGTAGATTGGATTATTAGTTAGTGGATTTGCCAGTAAAGGCAGAAAACTTAATATTAAAGATAATATAAGTGTTCTTACTAATAGGAACTTCATCAGTTCTCCTATGTTGTTGAACAAGAGATAGGTTTTTGTGGAACCTATCAGAAACCCACTCTATTAGAAAGAGATTTTGATGCCAGCGGTAACGCTATTGCCTGTATAGGTGTCAATACGTTTTTGTGTTTGCTGATAACGGTAATCAGCAGTCAATGCGACATTCTTGGTAACAGGAACTGTTAGACCAAGACCTGCAACACCAGCATAACCTGATTTGACGCCTTCATCTTTGATGTAAGCACCACCAGCTTTAGCGGTCAATGTGTTACCTTTAAAAGAATAAAGGTCATAACCACCAAGTAATTCATAGCGAACTTCTTTCAAGCCAACGTGTTTAACACTCTCAACTTCACCTGTTACACTATACTTGCCAAATTGTTTGCCAAGAGAAATGCCATAGTCGTTACTGTGAGGTGTAGCATAATCACGACCAGCAGTAATGCCTAGGTCTGTGGCTTGAGCAACACCAAATGTAGCGAGCAATGCTGAAATTAATAGAAGTTTCTTCATTTGTTTTCCTTTTTTAAATGAAATTAAGCTGGAATAAAATCGATACCAGACGTTGACAAAACACCAGTAGTTGCTGGTGCTACTCCGACCAAACCGATAGTTTGTTGGAAAGTAGTTAGGTGAGCAGCTGCTGTTAGCAATGCTGCTTCTGTTGTTTGTCCTGTAGCCAATTGTGTGATGTATGGAACTGCTTGTGCAGTTGTTGGTGCAACGCCAACTACATTTGTATACACCTGATTAACAAAACTTGTATAATCTATTCCACCTGCAGCCGTAGCAAACACGGTTGAATTCAAAATTGTTTGTGCAATTTGAGTGCTTGTGACACCAGAGTCTTCTAGTTTGATAC